TGGTTTGACGAGAAATGGGTCGATATAAAGACCGGGAAGCCTTGTGGCCGCTCCAAAGGCGAAGACAGGGCGTATCCGGCGTGCCGACCGTCAAAACGGGTGTCTGACAAGACGCCAAAGACGACTAAGGAGATGTCACCTGCGGAAAAAGCCCGATTTAAGCGCGAGAAAACCGGCTCAAAGAAGATAAGCTATCAACATAAGCGTCGTAAACCCAAAGGTAAAAAGTAATGGCTGACGTTGGTATCACCAATACCGACCGTTTCACGAATACGGTCGAATTCACTGGAAACGCAATGAGTTCAGTTGGTGACTGGCTTCAGGTTCATGCTCACTCTAGTGAGTTCTCTTTTGCCGCAAATGTCACCAGTTCGGCTAACTTTACTCTTGCATTAGAAGCAAACTTCAACGGTGACGGCAACTGGTTCACGATTGACACCAGCAAAACAATCAATGCTGCGGGGCAATATGTTTATTTCTACAACGGCAAGCCCGCTACATTGATTCGAATGCGAATTGCATCGATTTCATCCGGCACCGTGGCTATGACTCCGCACATTGTTGTTGCTTACCATGGCTAAACGTAAAAAACGCAAAAAAGGACCAAGTTTGAGTGTTGGCAGAGGCGAAAAGCTTCCTGTCAGCAAAGGTGCTGGTCTTACAGCCAAAGGTCGTGCTCGGTATAACCGAGAAACGGGCTCTAACCTGAAACCACCAGTAACTGGTAAGCCTAAAACCAAAGAAGAAGCTGCTCGTAAGCGTTCATTTTGCGCTCGTAGCAAAAACTGGACTGGCGAAAGAGGCAAAGCTGCACGTCGCCGCTGGGGTTGCAACAACTAATCAACGGTTAAAATGAAAACATGACTTACTCCGTCCCAGGGCTCGTCAGGACCCATTTGGTCAGCAGCTCCTATTTAGGGAGTGTTGACAGTCCGTTTGTGCGAACACGGGCGGTAATCGACCAGATGAAAGGCTGGGAGATTATGAAGGCTGTCACCAACGGCACGGAGTATTTGCGTGACAACAGCGAGGCATTTTTGCCTTTAGAGCCTCGTGAAGACTATTCAGCGTATCTAGCGCGAGTCAATCGTTCTGTGTTTACGCCGTACACGCAGCGTTTGATCCGAGCAGCAGCTGGCTTAATCCTTCGTAAACCAATCAGCATTGAAGGCGACCCTTATTGGACAGATGTCTTTAATAAGGACGTTGATGGATGTGGATCGGATTTAGATGAGTACGCTCGACGACTCTTGATCTGTGCCCTGACTTATGGGCACTGTCACACGCTGGTTGATTTTCCTGCGCCTTCGGGTGCGAGAAGTCTTGCAGAAGAGCGTGCTCTTAATCGTCGGCCCTATTGGATTGAAGTGGATCCCACTCAGATCTACGGTTGGCGACTGGACCGCGAAACCAATTATGGAAACCTTACACAGGTTCGGATTGGCGAAAAAGCGGTAATTCCTGACGGTGAGTTCGGAGAAAAGGTATATGACCAAGTACGTGTCATCGAGCCTGGTCGTTATCGCGTCTTCCGGCAAGAAGAGCAGAAGAAAGAGATGCAAGGGCAGTTTCCATACCCCTCTTCGTTCGATCAATCCGATGCTACGGCGGAGTATGAACTGGTTGAGTCTGGTCCTTACTCGCTCGATCAAATCCCCTTGGTAACGATCTACGCGAATAAAACGGACACAATGACCAGTAAGCCACCGCTACTGGATATTGCTCATCTCAATCTGGCCCACTATCAACGGCAAGCGGATCTTATCCACAGTCTCCACATCGCTTCGCAACCGATGCTCGTCCTTGAAGGCTGGGATGATCAGACGAAGGATATGGCGATCAGCGTTAATTACGCGATGGCGACCCAGCCGGGTAACAAGGTCTATTACGTGGAGCCTGCATCAAGCGCGTTTGAGGCGCAATCATCGGAGATACAGGAGTTACAGCAGCAGATGGCGACACTCGGTATCAGCACGCTGAGCCAGCAGAAGTTTGTTGCTGAATCTGCTGATGCACGTCGTCTAGATCGGATTGATACCAATTCGATGCTGTCGATGGTGTCGATGGATCTGGAGTCAGGTTTGCAGAAGTCTTATGACCTTGCCGCTAATTACCTGGGGATTGAACCGCCTAAAGTCAAGATCAGCCGTGATTTCGATCTGCAACGCTTGATTGGTCAAGATATTGCTGCGATGGGTCAGCTGTTTGAAGATGAAGTGATCAGTCGCGAAGAATTCCGTGACATGCTCGTTCAAGGCGAGATTCTGCCTACTGCAGCTGAGCAGAAACAAGAGCCGCCTACTGAAGAGTCTTCTCCCAATAGCGATCAAATCGACCGTCTAATTAACGCAATGATGCAGTGAGGCTATGGCAGATAAAACCAGCCTCACGCTTGCGCAAGTCACTGCTCTAGTAAAACTCGCCAAGAAGGTTGATCAGTTCAACAATCTGCTGTCTGGCAACGGCTCGCCAGGGGACATCGGCACCAATGGTGATTGGTACGTCGATGTTTTAACCAAGCGTCTATATGGTCCAAAGACAGAGACTGGCTGGGCAGGTCAGCCTGTTGCAATTGGAACATCGGATGAAAGCGGCACTCCGCGTCCTACCGCGCCAAGAACAGCTGTTAATGCTGATGGCACGCTTGCTGCTGGTAGCGGAGCAACTGGACCGCAAGGCCCACAAGGCCCTCAGGGTGAACAAGGAATCCAAGGTGAACAAGGACCAACAGGGGCTACTGGTGCTACTGGTGCAACAGGTGCAACAGGACCACAGGGTCCAACGGGTCCAGCAGGTGCTGATGGTGCTGACGGTGCTGATGGTGCTACTGGACCTCAAGGACCGCAAGGTGCCACTGGACCTCAGGGTCCACAAGGCGATCAAGGTTTAACAGGTGCCACTGGAGCTGCAGGCGCAGATGGCGCTGATGGCGCTGATGGTGCTGCTGCAACAATCGCAGTCGGGACAATTACGACAGGAGTTGCGGGATCTGCTGCTTCTGTAAGCAATAGCGGTACATCGTCTGCTGCTGTTTTTGATTTTGCGATTCCACGAGGTGCAACAGGGGCCACTGGAGCTACTGGACCTGCTGGACAAGGTATTGCAGCTGGCGGAACGACAGGTCAGATATTGCAGAAAGCAAGCGGTACGGACTACGACACGTCGTGGGTTGACATCCCTGGAGACGACGGAAGTTACTAAGGTTAAAATAGCGAAGTAATAGCTTTCATTCCCATGGGACTTCGTTTCGAGGAGATCAACCCTCCCAAAAAAGAGGAAAAGCCCGCAGAAAAGAAGCCTGCCACTAAAAAAGCAAAGGCTAGTAAAGTAGCAGAGTAAATCAATTCCTGAAAATGGAAGAACAAGTCATCCAGGAGACGCCAGTGGCGCCTTCTGAACAGCCCGTGGCTGCGACTGAGACTCCTGCTGTCGATGTTTCTGCTTACGAGCAGCAAATTCAAGCGCTCCAACAGCGTGCCGCTGAAGCCGAGGAAAAATTCCAAGGCATCAAAGGCAAGTTGGACGACGTTTACAAAAAACAAGACGAGCAACGTCGTAAAACACTGGAGGATCAAGGCCAGTGGAAGGATCTCTGGGAAGAGGCCAACAAAACTGCTCAGACCAAAGACCAGCAAATCGCTGAACTAGAGCAGAAGCTGGCTGATCTTCGGACTTCAAACGAGACTGCAGCGATGAAAACGTCTGCGTTGTCAGCCATCAGTCAATCTGGAGCGATCAATGCTGCGCAGATGCTTCAACTGGTTCAGGGCAACCTGAAAAAGGCAGAAGATGGCAGCGTCAAAGTTTTGAATGGTGGCGTTGAGGAAGACCTCAATGTTTATCTTGCCAAGCTAAAAAATCCTGGCTCTGGCTTTGAACATCATTTCAAGCCCAGCAGTCAAGCTGGGATGGGGGCTAAGCCGACAACTGGGACTGCTGGTACGGCAGGTGTCGCTAATCCTTGGGCAGAAGGTAGTATTAACTTAACAAGGCAAATGACCTTGGAAGCTACCGACCCCGATC